TGGTCTCCGTGGTGAGGGTGTTGACTGGGTCGTGCTCGGCGCGTTTCATCGCGTCCCAGGCGGTCGTGTCCCGGATGAACGCCATGGAGTCGTCCCAGAGGATCCAATCATCGGCCGATTGGTCGTTGAACCTTATGGTCGGCGATATCTTGGACATATCGTCCAGCGCCATAGTGAGCAGCACCTCGCAGAGGTCAGGCGGGGTCTTCACCTGGAGCGGAACGCGGCGCATGTAGGAGTTCATGATGCGCGTGACAGGGCTCTCGCCCTGCCCTGGTATCTGCACTTGGGCGCCGGCTATGTCCCAACCGATACGGTGGCGCTGCAGGAGTTTGCCAAGGTCCTGGCCGCTCAGCTTGACGCTGCGCTGTGGTATGCCGTCGACCGCGGTAAAGGATCGCGCCGGTCGGTCGACCAGTCCCAGCATGGCCATCTGCATACCGTTGCCGTCTCCTGCGTCCAGCTCAATGCTGACAATGTCGTCCGGGATGATCGCGTTGGCATAGGTTTGGCCGTTGGGCATGATGCGGTAGGCGAGCACGATCTGAAATGTTCCGGCGGCACGTCCGTATGCCTTTGCTGTGGTCAGCGTCAACACGTCATCGGTGATGTCGCCGTCCAGGCGTGGGCCTATCGGTCGGGCCTTTCCGGTGGCGAGGTCTCTGACGGTCACTCGGCAACGTGGGGAATATGTGCTTAGAAATTGGTCCATGGGGTTTATCCTAGCACGGTGATGTAGCGTATATCAAAATCTTTGCCCCGGTTGGTTACCTGCTCGAGACCGGTCTTGCGGCTGGCGCGGTCCCACGCCAGTTGGGGTCGTTGTTAGCCTTGTGCAGCGCGTCTACGATAGGCAAGGTGATCTTTTGAAAAATGAGGTCCCCGAGCGCACCGAACGGACTTTTGCCATCGGCTGCGGCTTCGGTAACGAATTTCTTGCCCCAGGATATTGTGCCAGGAATACCCTCCAGGCTCTGCAGGGCCTCTTTGCCGGTGTTAAGTATTCCCTTGCCAGCCCTCTTTGCTGTCGCCTTGGTGGGGTTTTCTATGTAGTCAATCAACGTATTCACGGTGCCGCCGAGGTTTTCAAAGGCCTTGACCAGGTGGTCCACCGCCTTGGAATCGGCCAGCTTGTCTATCACGCGCAGGCCGACGCGTTCCAGCTTGTTGAACATGGCGTTGAGCTTTTCGCCGGCCTTGATCTGCTCGGCCTCGACCTGGGCAGCCAAGGTCATCTTGCCGGCGCCCGGGAGGCTGTTGAATTCTTTCTCGAGATCAGCGGCTAGGCGGCGCTCGCCCCTGGACCCGCCCTTGAGTCCCTGCATGTTCTTGCCACTGGCCGCGGCGTCTCTAAAAAGCGGACTGTCGGCGATATCGATCAGCGAGGTGGCGCCCTTGGTGGAGAGCTTCCAGTCGGGAAACATCTTCATGAGTTGCGCGGCTTGGTCTTCCCGGCTGCCGCTTAGGTTCCCAAGGATGCCCTTGAGCGCCTGAGGGTTCTGCAGGAAACCTCCCTCCTTCATCTGCTCCATCTCGAACATTTTACGCCAGGACATCTGGCCGTTGAAGCCCCCCAACTCCTTCCAGAGCATGATCTCGCCCGGGGCCGAACCAGCGCCGCGGAGTCCGTTTTGCGCAACATTGGCGAACTCGGTACTCTTAGCGTACTGTTTGTAGGTCGCGTCGTCTTTGAGTCCCATGACTGCAGCAGCCATTGCGGCAGCTGTGAGCGCCTGGCTGTTACTGGCTCCGGCGCCGTGCATGGACTGGGCTGTGAGGTTGGTGTTCCTTGCGACCATGCTCAGCAGTTCGGACATACGGGCCTTGTCCATCCCCTTTTTGACTGATTCGGCCATCAGCATCAGTGCGGGGCTCGCCAGACCTGCGTTACCGGTTGCGCCGTACATGGTACCGTACATGGTACCGACCGAATTGGGGTCCACTCCGTTGGCACGTCCGAAAGCGGCCGATAAACGCGATGCGCCGCGGGCTCGACTCCCTCCCATGCCTGCCGACTGGCTGATGTTTTCCATCAGCGCCATGTATTCGAGCGGTCCCATGCCAAGGCCTACGCCGGCGCCGTAGCCTCCACTGATACCCCTTGCGTTCAGTGTCGCCTCGTGACCTACCGACTGCTGATACCTGGAGCGGGACTGTCCCAGAAAGGCGAGGATCGAGAAGCCGCCGGCTGCAGCGAGCCCCCACTTGAGCGCCTTTTTGATGGCATCGGTATTGCTGTGGTCACTGGCGCCGTCGCCGCTCCCCCCTCCTCCGTCTCCCCCTGGGCGTCTGGGCCTGCGCGGAGGTCCCCCTTCGTTGGCGCGTTTCTCTCTTGCCTCCCTGCGCTCGGTGAGGTCCATGATCTCTTCAAGCGCCTCGCGCTGCTTGTGCAGTTCTTTGAGACGCTCCTGTGCCACTGTGGAAAAGAAGCCGTTGGAACTCCTGGTGATGTCCTCCAGCCTCTGCTGTCCATCTAAGAGCACGTCCATGGCCTGCGCCGCTTCGGCGAAGGTTTTGACACCGGTCATTGTTATATCGATCTGCCCCAACTCCTCCAATTTCGAAAGTTCACTTTCGAACGTTTGGACGTCGAGGATCCCTTTCCGGACTGGCGCGGTATCGACTTTTATCGGGATATGCAGGCCCATGGCGACTCCTTTACTTGAGAAGGGAGGGTCTCCCCTCCCTTCTAATTCACGATTCTGCTTCGAGTGTTGGCTCTACCGATGCCCATGAGCCGGAGCGCAGCAGCGTTTCCAGATCACCCACGTCCTCGCCCGCCTCCATCCTGGCGAAGGCATCGTCGATAACTGGGTCTCCGGTCAGCTGCATTGGCTTGCCGTCGATGGTGCAGTGCGGGCACTCGGTCCGGTGGGTCTGGTATCCGCATTGGAAGCATTTTTTGAGCTCGCCGCCTTTCAGCGCCAGGTCAAGTTCGTATTCCAGCGCGAATTCTTCATCGGTCATGAGTAGGAAACGCGGGTCATGGCGCGGGAGATTATATTTCTCACGGTACCATGTTTTCAGACTGTTCATCTCCTGCTGCGCCTGCAGTGCTACCGTTCTTGGGTCGAAAGGTCCTGAGGAAGGTCTGGACCTCCGACCAGACCTCGGCGAGCGCTAGTTCATCCTCGTCGTGCAGCTTGGTCGCGTCGAACCACGCCGGTGGCTCCTCCTTGGACACGGTGCATATGAAGGCGAAAATTTTGGCCAGCATCTGCACGCTGGGAGCGATCATGTTCGGGTTAGATGCGCCATAGGCAGACAAGGCGGCAGCTTGCTTGCTGGCGATGGCGATCTTGTCCTGCAGGTTGGGCCGGCGGATGGCGAAGGTGCCGCGGTACTTCTCGCCGAACGGTTCGCCTGTCTCCTCATTGATATTGCTCTCGATGCTGAAGATGGTCTCGTTTACGAAAGCCATTAGGGGTCTCCTGTGTTTTTTATTTTTGGTGCTGCACGGCAGAGAGGTGCTCCTCCCCCCTCTGCCGTGGTGGGTGGATTACTGCGCTTTGTGGAGGGATCTAATCTGGAAATCCTCCCCGCAGACTGAATGCTTGCCGTACTGCCTGCTGTGTGATCCGAATTTGCAGCCAGTGTAAAGTTCGACGGTGGCTCCGGATATGCAGTCGATGATCTCGACCTCGAAGTCGGGGGCAGTGAGCCATTCATCGGACTTGGGGATCATGCCCAGCTGGATCAGGTTCTTGTTGGAGACGAAATATTTGGAACCGGAGATGGTGTGGGTTCTTTTCCCGGGAATCAGTTCCAGCGATTCGGCGTTGCCGAGCCCGTCCACATCCTGGAGGCCGAAGTCGTCGCTGCAGGTGACGTTCTGTGCCGCGCCTACGACGATTCCGCGCATTTTAAAGAGGGCCCTGTTGCCCGTCATGGTGTTTTTCATGCTGCACGCTCCTTTCTGCTATGAGTGTGGCCCCTCCGGAGAGGGGCACAGGTAAGTGGTGTTACAGGCCGATGCTGAACGTGGTCGGCTGCAGGAACAGGGTCGAGAAAATCCAGTTGATCGGCAGGACCGGTTCGGCGCTGTAATCCACGTAGCGGATGGTGCCGTCGACGCGCAGGCTGGTTTTTTTCGGGTCGTAGTTGCGGATGTAGCCTGCCAACTTTGCAGCTTCGAGGACTGCGTTGGTGACGTTGACGATGGTGCTGTCGATCTGCTCGATGCCGCCCTGGCCTATCAGCAGGTCGTGGCGTTTGCGCACCTCGCGTGCGATGTAGTCGGCACCGCGGCCTACAGAGAACTCGATGCGGTACAGGTCGTCGCTCTGCCCCCAGGTGGTGATCTGCCGGCTCACCACGAATCCGGCGCCCTGGACCATGTCGGGGATCGGCACGGCGACGCCAGCTGCGGTGTCCAAGAAGTCCTCGATCTCTGAGACCCGTAGCTCGTCCTCCAGGCCGAGGCAGCGCAGGTATTTCCGGGTCAGGGGCAGCACCGGGGAGCCGCCGGCGGCGATGCCGGCATACATGGCGGCCGTGATGTAGGCCGGGTAAAGCTTGGCCGTGCCGTTCGGGTCGTAGTGGTAGCTTCCCAGGCCCACGTGCATAGTGCGGTCGGAGTTGAGTGCCTTAGCTGCGGCCTTGAGTGCCGCGACCGAGGCCGCCCGGTTCACCTCGCTGTTCCAGGACTGCAGCGCGCCTCCCACGAACTGGCGCCGCTCGGATTTCCCGTTGGGGCCGCTCATATAGTCGCAGTGGGTGTCGCCCATGGCGTGCAGGGATGTGTCGGAGGTCACCGGGAGGACCAGCTGAATGTCTACGGTTTTGAGCAGGTCGAACGCCGTCTGCCAGGTGTTGTTGGTAGTGACGCCGTTGCTGCCGCCAGCAAGGTAGGCCCAATCCGCATTGGCGGGGGCCGCGCCGGCGTCGGCTATGCGCTCGGCCATCACGTAGCCGGAGAACTTGGTGATGCGATCGACCATCGCCTGCAGGTCGCTCTTGGCTGTGTAGACTCCCGTCTTAATGTCGACGGCAGCAGCACTGTCCATCTGCATGGTGGAGTCGCCCGGGGAAGGAGTCAGCACGACGGCGGTGTACTTGCCAGTGGAGTTGATGGCGTCGACCAGGGCCTGAATGGTGGTGTAGACGTTGAGGTCCAGCGCTAGGTTGTCGGCCGGGACTGCCGTGCATGCCGTGCTCAGCAGATGGGTGGCGGCAGCTATGTTGATAGTCATGACCGCCGCGACCGCCGCGCCGGTGTACTGGATGCTGAAGGAGGACTTGGTCAGGTTATCGAATGCCTCGGTCTGGTCCTGGTACACGATGGTTAACTTTTTACCTGTGGTACCAGCCTCCACCTTGGTTTTGACCTGGTTGGCGGGCAGGCCGAACATGTGGCTGGTGAGTTTCAGCGCCGCGCTCAGCGTGATGCTCGACGCCACTGCTGGGTTGGTGGGGACCAGGTAGACCTCGCTCGCTCCCGGGATCTCGCTGCCGGGGGAGGGGTCGAAGGCCAGCTGTGCGGCCAGGCGGACCTCCTCGCAGCTCGGGTGCAGCAGGGCTTGGGCCAGCGACGGGTTGTTGATCTTGGTTGCCTTCCCCGGAGGGATCAGGCCGATCATGTCGCCCATGATAACCAGTTTGTTGGCGCCACCGAGCGGGCTGCGCGCCAGGGCCGACGAGTCGATTCTCGATGCGGCCTGCGGGATCGAATAGTATTTACCGTTCCACAATGTTCCTTTTCCCATCGGTTACTCCCCCTCGTTGTTTTTGGTGGCCGACCAGGACTCCCAGGACGTGCCGATCGGCTTGTTGCGGAACAGGTCGTAAAGCGTTGCCCATTCGCCCTTTGACTTTCTCCCAGTTTCGCCGGCGCTATTCATCTGTGACAGGAAGGCGCGTTTCATCTCGGCCTGGGAGTTCTTTATTCCCGAGACGAATTCCGCCGCCGTGATTGGGAATTCGCCAGGGGCCTCTGTGGCTGCGGCATTTTTGGGCATTTCCGTTCTCCTCATTTAAAGTGCCAGGTTGGTACCTGTTGTGTAGTCGTATACTGGTACCCGGACCTTCCAGGTGTTCTCAGTGACGCCGGTGATTTTGATGGCGCGGTTGAATACCTCCATCGGGAGTTGCTGCTGGTCGGGCCTAAGGTCGGCCATGGCGATGTCGATTTCGTTCATGCCCTTTTGGGCCAGCTCCAGCATGCCCAGGCAGATGAAATACTGGCAGCAGCGCGAGAGCCAGATCGTCTCGTCCTTGGTGGCGGCGATGATGTTGATTAGCCAATGGCTCTTGCCGTAGTATCCCTTAACGATGTCGTGGGCAATCAAGTTGTCGTCACCGTCTAACACCGGGATGCTCTCCCCTGTCGAGTCGCCCATGTAGCGGTCCGAGTTGTCCTCTCCGAGGTTCACGGTGATCTGAGGGAACATCATGTCGGCCCGCGGGAAACTCCCCACGATATAGACTTGGCCTTCTTCGTGATCTCGCAGGTCGGCGTTGTAGCGCTTGCGCGTGATGTAGTGTGCCACTTGGGCCAGGTCCGCCTCGTCGAAGTCATCGAAGATGTCGAGCAGCGGGCTTGGGTCCGCTTTCAGACCGTTGAATCCGGCCAAGAACATCTTGATCAGAATCTTGTCTATGTTGGGAAAGCCCATCAGTTCGCCTCCATGCTGACGCTGGCCTGGAGCAGGTCGGCGACGGCTGCGTCGTGGACCATCGCCTCTACGGCGGGCCGACAGAAATTGCTCACTGCGGCTGCTATGTGGTGCGCCTCGTATCCCGGGTGGATCCAGGAGCCGGGATCGGAGTTGCTGCTCACCATCCGGAAAGTCAGATACTTGCTCTGGCTCGCTTTTGCGTATTGCTTCTCGATCCGGACCATTCCCTCGTGGATGGGCGCCTTGTGCTTGTAGCCGGTGGTGGGGTTGCTCTGGATGCCGAGAGGACTCTTGAGACGGCCTCCCCAGGCCAGCTTGTTACCCTTCTGCACGGTCGCCTTCAGTTCCCGAGCCTTCTGGTAGATGCTCGCGGGCATGGCCCTGAAGTTTGAGTCTTTAGTCCCACCTGGTGCCGCGTGCCGGAATGGGACGATGTTGTACCGGATACCCTTTTTGCTGACCCGTGACTTGGGGCCGTTGAGCAGTGCGGGCTTCATGTCGAACGGACCGCAGCCGGTTTCCAACTGGTTGGCTATCTGCTTGATGGCCATGACCCGCTGGGTCAGGTTGTCGCCGTTTTTGAGCTGGCTGCTCAGCACGATGTTGTCGGCGTAGAGGCGGCGCAGTCCGATGTTCGCGGTGATCTCCTTGGCTCCGGGCACGGAGACACTCCCCATCACCACCTGCTGCCAAGTGGCCTGCACGTGTTGCGCTGCCTGGTTCACGGCTGCCTGCAGGTTCAACATGTCGCTCATCGCCGCTCCATGAGATGCTTTTTGCGCAACATTACCTTGGAACCAATATCCTCGCCTGCACTGACCCTAGTGACTGGCGGCACAAACACCAGCCATTCGATGTAGGCGTGATATTTCACCACGTAGCGGGTGAACATACGGGGAGTCTTACCGTCCTGGGACTTCCCTGTCCATTGCCAGACGATCTTCTTCCCCTCGAACCTAAAGTCTCGGTCCTGCTTGTAAAACACCTTGTTCTCGTCGTAACAGAGGATGCTCTTGACCGCCTCGTAATACAGGGTGTCGTAGTCCTGGGAGGATCTGACGAGCGGGTCCCCCTGTCCGTGCGGCAGCGACCAGGTGAAGATAATCTTGTCGCCCTCGCTCACCGTGTCTTCGGAAAGCGGAGAGAACATGCAGTCCCCAGGCTCAAACACCCCGGTCTCCATGAGTTCACGGCGCTGCGTTATATCGGTCACTAGGCCGGTTATAGTGCGCTCCTCAAGGAACAGCCAGCCGCCGACCTCGTGTTCCTTGCAGTTGGGGTCCGGCTGGCCGTCGGCGCCGTGACAAAAACAGCGGATGCCGATCATGTGCCGGACCTGCTCGCCTTCCTCCTCTACAAACTGGTCTACTGCGGATACGGGTATCGACATATCAGACCACCACCATGGAGATTCCGCGGTACAGCTTCTTGAATTCGGGCGCCTTCTTGTCCAGCCAATCCTTATACTCCTGGACGGCAGTATCGTAGACGCCTTTGGCGTTGTAGCTGCGGCTGACGCTCACCCCGTCTTTGCTGGTGCTCTCGGAGTTCACGCCGGCACGGTACGCCTGCTCGGCGGTGGTCAAAATGGAGACGGCCGCGGTATACCCGACCATCTTGATGATCTCGGCCGGGACCTTCTCGTCGAGACCAATCACGGCGGTGTAGCGCCAGAAGTCGGCGATGAATTCGCGCACTCCCCAGAAGTTGATGCCCATGAAGAACGTCCAGTACATGGCGTAGGCGCTGCTGTATGGCAGCACGTCGACGATGCCTGCCTTGCGGTTCACAGATACGGCTCCGTCCTTAAGCTGTAGGGCCTTGGTATTACCGATGTAGCCGGTAAGGTTGCCCACTTTACCGACCTGGTGGTAAGGCATGTCGAGGTGCCAGCCGAGCCCGCGGGTGTTGAAGTCCTTCTCGTAGAAGGCTCGCGGGGCGGCTTTCTGGTCGTAGTATTCGCCCATCGCCGGGTTTGAATAAAACGGCTCCGTTGCCACTCTGGTTGGCTCCAGCATGATCTTGAGCAGGCTCTCGACCTCCTGCGTTGCCTTCTCGATCTCGGACGACAGAAACTCGTTGGTCATCTCCTCGGAGTCGAGAAGGATCCCTTCGGCGGCGTCCGCTGCAGGC